GACCCATAATACAGAAGGTGTTATTAAGTGCTGCTCCATTTAGAACATAAGCAGTTAGACCTGCAACGCTTTGAATATCTTGATACAGTGAAGATCTTCCATCCAAACCTGGATATCGATAAACATCGCTATAATTTCCAGTTGTACTGTTCTGTGCTAAACTAAAATCGGAACCGGACAGACCTGAGTGGATAATCACAAAGTTTTCACGCCCAGCATTTCCGGTATCCAACAAGGCATTGAATATATTGTTACGCTTAACAACATTTGCATAGCTGTTGTTTAAGAAATCTGCACTTGATCCATGGCAAAAGTTATATGTGTTTCCGCTTGCATATGAGTATGGAAGAGCTCCATAAACAGCTCTATTATTTCCAGTAGTAATTCCTTGAGCATCAAGGTATGACGCCATGTCCAACGTCATAATGACATCTGCACCTGATTGGAGCGGAAAAGGCATCGTAGTATCCAACACAGCATAATCACCACCAACGCATGCTATACCGCCATAAGAAAGATAATTTAAAACTGTATAAAATTCAATTCCAGTTCGACTTAGAGTATATTGACTGTTTGTATTGTCATAGACAACAAATGCTCCAGTTATGCCTCCGCCTTTAAAATCAACTGCGTTAGTAACTTGATCTTCTGGCAAAACACCGCCAGTGTTTCCAGTATAGGACCTCGGTAAAAATACATCTCTTAAAAATAAAAATTTGTTTCTATTTGTATTATTTACCGCTACTTGAAGTTCCTGTTGCGCATATGCTGCGTCGGTTCTTCCGAAACCCTGTGAGTCGGGACTGTCTGGCAAATAGTTTCTAATAATAGCATTTATGTTATTATGTATAGCATTCAAATAACCAATAAACCCCTGTGGATTTTTAAAAATAAATCCTTGTGTATCTTGAGAAAACTCATAATCTCTATTTGAAAATTCAGAACCGCTTAAATTAAACACTGAAACTTCTGGTACAGATGACTCCTGTGCTATCCTTAAAAGACCATAAAGACCACATGCAGTTAATCCTGGGAATTGATTTTCTGGAGTTGAAGATCCGTTTTGCCAGTATCCAGCAGATAAAGCAGCCACTAGTGCCTTTGTAACATCACTTGGTGGTGTTTCTGACTCAAAGTTAAGAGCCTGAGTGTCAATAAAATCCGTAAAGGGGCTGTTTGGTACTGTAGATAGTGATCCTGGTCCTGTTGGTAATCCCATAGTATTCCTCGCTAGTATTTATAAGATTTTTTATGAGGGATACCAAACAACCTGTCCGTCAGACCACCCATCTGGTGTTACATCATCAGATGCTTTTTCAGTATTTCCCGCCATAAAAAGAACGTTGTCGTCCTCAGCTGCCTGTCCCTCGTTTTTAGAATATTTATTTTTTGCTGTTTCTATTAAATCTGCAAAATATTCTTGCCTAGTCAGCCAAGAAAAAAATACCAAACACATGACCAAGTCGTCAGTTTGTTTATCTTCTGCCCTAAACGTATTTCCTTTTGAAACAAATGACATGAGTTCCCGAATAATACGTTCATCGTTTAAATAAATTTTGTCTTCTTCTACTAAACGTTTCAGAACAGCACATCCAATTTTTTTAGTCTGCATGGTAGTGCGAATACCCATTTCAGATCTGCCGGAAGCAAAACCTTGTGACAAAACTTGCCCCTTTACACCTTTAGTCTGGGTCATTAGTATATTTTCATAACCCAAATCATTGTACAGGATGCTGGCAACTTGACCACCAATGTCATTGGTTTCAATCATTGCATAAGCATTGTTGTACAATTCACCTGCATTTTTAATTACAGTAGGATAAACAAACGGGCTTATGGTATTATTTTGGTAAGAAGCAACTATTTTATATGGAGACTGGCTACCTTCTACCACAATAAACGCAGAATGGTCTGCACCCTGACCCCTAGAAACGTCAGCCAACAGGAAATATATTCCATCTGGATGCGGCTCTTCAAAAATTTTAAGACCATCTTCCTGCGACCGAATCGGGTCGTTTGGAGCCAAAATGTTCAATTTTGAAGAAGAAATTAGAGTATTAGATGATCCTATAAACGAACACTCAAATTCTTGGTTAAACTGTTCCGCGCTAGTGTTGGCAATAGTTTCTTTTTTAAACTCTTCGCCTCTTAGAGGACCACCTGGATACTGTGGAACTTCTCGCCAGCTCACCTCAACTGGAACAAATTTATTTTTTAATGGATGTCCAACTTCACGATTGGCGTTGACCCAAATGTTATAATAGTGGTTTAATCCATGAGGAGTAGAAACTATGATAATCTTGGACGATGTACCAGATGAAATAGTTGGATAGGTCGATGCGTAAAACTCTTCTGCAATATTTTGAGGCAAGAATGCAAACTCGTCCAGCAAAAGAAAGTTAAATGAACCACCACGGATGGCAGAAGATGACGTTGCTGCACACATAACAGACGATCCATTTTCCAACTTCAACGAGGTTTTATTCCACTCCATTACGCCTTGTTGCAAATAATGTGGTAAATTTTCATAGGCAACTTGCAGACGATTGAACAGTTCTGTTGCCGTCTTTTGTTTATTTGCAAGGATGCCAACCTTAACGTCTGGCTGAAATGTTATGTAATGTGCAATGTATCCAATTACACAGCTAGACTTTCCACTCTGACGAGGAAACTTAGAAATGACAAATCTATTTTCGTGAATGGCCTGAATAAAATTTTGTTGATAATCGTACGGTTTAAAGGGAGCCAAGCCCTCATTAAGTGTGACAATTTTTACATGATTTTCTACAAAGTGCAAAGGATCTTTTGCACATTTAACATAATCAGCAAATTGTTCTTGCGTATAGGCAAGATTTACACCCGGTGCTTTAAGATTGGTATTTGTTCGGTAGCCGGTTTTCTCTGACATTTACAACTTCACCTTCTATAATTTTGCTTTCTTTTTTCAAGAGAGCTTGTAAATCTTTAGTTGTTCCCACAAAGATAGAATTATTTGTTTGATTGTTTACGCTAACTTTGGTGGTTTGTGCATGCTTTGCAGAAATATCCATTAAGTTGACATTGATATCTGCAAGTGTTTTTAGAGTAGTTGCTAATACTTCGTATGCTCTGGGGCTATCAGACTCGCTGGCTACCTTTAAGATACCTTCTAAGCCTAATGACCCAGTTGCAATTAGACGCTTCAAGTTTTCTCTTGCAACGTCATAGTCTTCTTTAGCTGCGCTGTTGCCGACAGCTTCTGTGTTTTGACTTTTTTCTGTATTGTTTTCAATATTAAAAAAAGTAGCGAGGTTTTTATTTACATCCATTTTATAAAGCTTCTACATCTATATCAAAATCTTCAATAAGGTTCACCGACTCTTCAGTTCCAGCAGGACCAAACATATAACCTTTGGCGATAAACCCAATGCTGGACATGTTTATTCTTCTATCGCCGAAGTCACCATCGTAGCGTTCATTTATATTTATGCCGTTCAACATAACTAGTGGAATGGACGTTTCATCTCTATTGGCTCCAAAGTTTATCTTAATAATAAATTCTGGATTAAAGTATGGAATAATTTGCTCAGCAATCTGCAATGTATCAGTTATGTGTCTTGTATAGATAAAAAGATTAAAACTATAGTTAATTGGTGTCTCTACAATCATCTTCTTGCCTGTGAAACCAGAGACATCATAAATGTCAGTATTGACTTTATTTCTTCTCCGTGATGGGTCCACTGCCATTTGACTCATTGCAAAGCTTAATTGCGGCAGTCTAATACCGACTTTTGTGTCGGTACTGATCGATGACTCTTCTAACAATCTTCTTACAAACTTTTCTTTTGGAGCATATGTCAAAGGAACGCGAATCTTCTTACCAACACCGTCATCTGGGTGGTTTACATAAATGTTGTTAAACAACGTTCCAAAACCAACTACTACTTTTCTTGTGTATTCTCCATAATATGTGGTAAACATTAGTAGTTTCCTTGTGAGAACGGATCGGTCTGATCGAATGGAACGACATTGTCGGCAAAACGCTCTTGTTCAATGTCATCATTGTTGCCCTTGAGTGTCTTGGACGGACCAAACGCCATGTATCTGTTGTCATTGGCTGCAATGCTAAGAATCGTAGCTGTTGTTCCAGCAAAGTTACCGGCGGTATCTCCGGTTCCATATATTGAATATGCTGTGCTGAAGGTTCCGCCAAGAATATCCACAGTAAGAATGGATCCACTTGCACCCCAAGTCCAGATCTGACCCCGTCCTCCACTGCCTCCGCTTTGTATAACATATTGGCCGGGATAGAAAGTACCGCCGCCAGTAAGGTTGGTAAGAGCAAAATTGTAGAATGTACGCGAAGAGTTGGTATAAATTTGATCTATGGCGGTGTTGCCTGTGCTCATTTTTTCCATGCTGTAACTGAACATCTCACATGTTAGGAAATAGCTATAACGCTTACCTAATGCATAAAATGGGTTTTCGTGCTCTACGAAATTGATTTCAAATAAACTTCCCGATAGAGGAAAGTAAATTAAATCGCCTTCGCGTGGTCTGGTTATAGAAGCAACGTTGGCTGTCACTTCTTCCTCAAACCGTCGCTTGGCCATTGTGATTTCTAGTTTATCTTTAACCTCAATGCCAAACTGATTGACTATATCAGTGCCATTGAAGCCTTTGTAGGTGTCTACGTAGGCTTCAATAGTGTAAGAGTTTGTAAAATTTGTAGCAAGATCTTCGCCGAACAGTCTGTCTAGATTTACGTATTGTCTGGGAACATAGATAATGTCACGACCCGTACCCTTGATTATCTCAATGGTAACATCTTCAACTAAGTTTTGAGCTCCGGTGTCATCACCTAGATACGGGTTTATTGCCATGTTAGCCTATTTGCATGTCGGGAATGGGTTCGTACATCTTAGTTATACTGTCTTCTATTTCCTGTATCTCTCTCAGAGCGTCCTGCATAAGTGCGGGGGCATTCAATTGCGCACCACCCGGTAATGGCACATTTGCAAACTTCATCAAGTTTTGTGCCCACTGCTTTTTAAGCATTGCAATGTAATATCTTTTAAGAATTCTATCTTTCCAAATTTTAGGATATTGGTTAACGTCAATAGCCACATAAGTTTCCAACAGAATATAATTTCCCGCTTTAAGTCTGTCTTTGCCCATTTCTAAAAACAATCTTGCAGTTGCTTTTGAGAACGTGTAAGAGCAAGGATATGCAAATGTATATTCAATAGTTTGAATGTAGCTTCTGGCCATTTCATAGTTAGCCAATGCACCATACGGTGCCAAACCTTGGTTAAAGAAAATACCAAAAAAGTCTTGCATGGACAACTGATATCGCAAATCAAAAATGTAATCTCCGACTGTAGAACTGATTGGATAGACCTTACTGACTGTCATTATATCAGTGCCGTTCGGCCATCCACCAGTGGCTCCGAGAGCATCACCAATAGTATCTGTGTCAATATACTGTTTATCAATGTCAGACTGTTGGACTCTATACGAAAACAAAGCCCGGTGGGCAAAATCAAAATGTCTTTCCATTAAAAAATTTAAGCAATCTGTCAGGCGGTCGTCTGCTTGGGTTGCACCTACGTTTACCGTAACAACAGGCTCGCCTAGGGCACCCTTACAATATGCTATAAATTCTTGTTTATTTGTTGGTTCCATTTCAAAAATTATTTAGAGTTCTCACTCCGAGCAATTTTTGAAATTTTGTCAAATACTTCATATTCTGCTTGTGACGGATTGGGATTTGATACTTTGATTTGTTGCAATTTTAATATGTCGTAAACTTCAATTTGGCTTTTGCGACCTTTTTCGCTTACTTCTTTAGGCGAAGCGGGAGTATAATTTGAAAATCCAGGCATCTCTAATGGGCAAGTGAGTCTTGGATAGTCTAGCTTAGAGTAAATATTGCCGTTTAATGTTAATTGAGTAAATGGAGTATCTCCACATCCACACGCTCCACAATGATGACTATCAAAATTTTTACTTTTTAATAAATGTGGGCACGGAGCTATTTCTTCGTTGCCAAAACAAGAAAGCCCTCTTAACTGTTTTCCTTGTGTGCTAACTTTATTGTTGGCAAACCCACGTGAAGCCAAAGACATAGCCAAAGATAAACATTTTTCTATAAAATTCATACAATGAATGTTACGTTGAATGAAAACGGACATGCTAAATCCTTAACCAGTTGTTGGTAAGAAGCAGAAAGCGCGGTGTCCGTTTCAATCAATATGCTTGCGGCACTGGTAGTGATTACCGATACAGTGTCCATAGCAAACATTGTCTTAATAAAATATTCAATGCCTTCCGGAGTTCCACGTATTCTACGATAATCTTTATCGTGAGAAAGCATAAACCTTCTAAAGTTTTCAACTAACTCTGGGTATTCGTTCAAGTCTAGTTGTTGTGAAAATACATCATCGGCATATGGTTGCAAAAAGTCTGAATTGACAAGAGCAATATCCCGAAAATCTTCAAGATAAAATCCAAGCCCATACCCGTCCTCATAATCAAAAAGCCATCTATAATAGAATATAAAAAAATCTATTACTGGAGCCGAGTCCGGATTTTGCTCATAGAGATCTTGAATCCATTCTGGAAATTGTGTTTTAATGTTTATAGCATCACCATTCCAGTTTTTTTCTGGAATGTTTTGTTCTCTCAGATATGCAAACGCTTTACGTACAAAAGTATCAATTCCTGTTTGTACTGAGTCTGGGGTATTTGCATTAAAAAAGGTAAGCATTTATGCTCCGTAAGTCAAAGAGATACCAGCCATTTTTCTGGTAGCCAAGTATGATGTAATGAGCTGATTTTGAACCGTAGGATTATTTAATGTTGATACATAAATTTTAATCTGTCCAGCAGCTGGGCTTGAAACTTGAATATCAGTTTTTGTCACAGATATGCCGTTTGCCAACAAGAAAGTATAGGTAGCATCAACATAATCAGTTTCAGTGACTAGGCGATCATTGGTTGATGTTACGTATGGAACGTATGTTTTAAGATAATCTTTAGACACACTGTTACGACCACCCGATGGCGTAGTATGGCTTACGATTGTCACCCCATTATAATCTCTGGCTCCTGTAATTTGAGCAGAGTTTGCTAATGTTCCAGAGGATTCTATCGCTTCTATGGTCACTGCGGGATCTGGAACCTCAGCACCAGCTATGTTTGTTGTTACATAATAAACATTAGGACCATTAAGAACCGTAAAGATTTTTGATCCAGAAGAATTAGAAAAACGATCCACTCTGGTCCAGTAATCGTCTGTCAGGGCTGAGGTTTTGGTTGAAAAGCGAACTGCAGTGGGATCGTAAGCCAAAGGTAATTCTAAAACTAAAGACTGGCTGTCAAAATTATTAAATGCAGCTATATTTTTTCCAGCTACCATTTCAACAGTAATAGTATTTGAACCAGTTACTGGCACTTCTTCTAAATTATAAAACAAACAAGGTGATCCATTTGTCTGTACTGCGGTAAAAGCGCTAAAAATGGGTATTGCAGTTGCTCCTGCATTTTGTATAGACACCAAGCTTCTTGCAGACACTGAGTCTCCAACAAACCCTCCACGGAGATTTAAATCCAACAGCAATGCTCTTTTGGTAGTAGCTGTAACCGGAAAAGAATTTGTTAATACAGAATGAAGGTAGTATCCATTATATGCAGTGTTAGCTGAAAGAATGTCGATAAAAAGATTAATGGCAGATGCAGAATTATCAAAGTCGTATGATTGAAATTGTGGATATTTCTGTAAGAAAGTCACTAAATTATTTCTTATAGATGTATAATCTAGTTTACCAACATTCAATGTAGTATAATCGTAGCTCATGGTTTGTACTTTATAAGAGTTACTGTGTTGTTTGGAATATTAAAAGATTTAGTTTTATAATCAAAGGTCACAGTAATTGTAATTTCTGCCCCAGAATATTGAATTGAAGATTTTATGTTATAAATTCCATTTATTAAATACGACAAAGAACTATAAATTCTGTTATTATACAAAGTTCTTGTAAAATTATTAGCTATAGATTGCGTATCAAAATCTACACCTACAACAGGAGCGAATGGTCGTTCGATCTTATTTGATAATACTATATTTTGAATTTGTTGTGCAATCGAAGCCATACCAGCAACCAATGCGATATCTTTTTCCTCACTGGATGTGGCTACAGGTAATAATAAAATAGAAAAATCTACTTTGTCCATTTCCTATTATTTAGGGTCTAGGTAATGGTGAACGAGTTGACCTGTATGGCTTGGCTGGGCTATATGGAGGATAAAAACGACCACGGGTCAATTTACTTAGAGACAAAATAGTCGTATGTCCGCCATCGTTTTTAATAACATTTTTTGCTCTTAGGACATAATAGTAACCAGTTTTAAAACTTTCCGATGGAGCAGTTTCGGTTAGAGTTGTCAATCCCGTTGCATTGTTGGCTTTAACATATACTATATCGCCCGGTCTTTGTGCTAAATCTCCACCAACTGTAATTTCAACAAGATCACCTACCGATTCTGTAAATTCTTGACGACGTATTGGAGTTTTTATATGCGTATCCCAGAACGTAGAAGAACTGAGTCTATACCGAAGATAAGTTTCATACATATCACCAACAAGGGGACAGTTATAACTAAAAGAAGCATACGGATCGGTCCAGAAGCAACCAAGCCAAGCTGTGTTTCCGAATTTCTGTTCAACTAAACGAGCTTCTCTGTCTGGGTTATCAAATATTAAAGTAAATCCGCCTGCGGTTCCAGCTGACCCAAATCCAGAACTTCCACTATTACCGCAAATAGTAACACCAGAAGTATTCCCAACAAGACCAAAGGTACTTGTGATGGAATATGTATTACCTACACCTAAAGCCATAGCTATAGCTTTAATCTCTGGATATTGATCATAGCAGTCTTCCAATGAATCGGGTGCGGGTCGTTGACCTGTCGTGACCTTTGAATTAGCACACAGATATTCTGGGCGATTAGCAATAGCATTGCCATCTTGTATTTTTAATACGTTTGTACCAAGGATTGTAATTCTTTTAGGCATTGCAACTTCCGTCTACGGCGTTTTCTACAGCAAAATAATAAACATATTCATTGTCAAGATTGGGGGCGGGGGTAGCAGCTCCCATATCTCTTAGATTTTTTATAGGAATTTTATACATTTTAACAATGTGATTGGCGCTTCCTGACAAATTATCTTCTGTGTAAAAAGTTCCAGTAAATCCTACAGGTTTTACAGAAAAAGATCCAATAGATTCAATATTATTGATATTATAACCTGGTCCTCGGTAAGGGGAAACTGGAGCACTACCATCGTAAAAGGCGTTCATGCGTTCGTTCAGATTCACAGCCCAAGTTTCAATACCAGTAAATCCTTTATTTCTAGAAAGACTCTGAATATCTTGCGTGGAAGGTGATCCAGTAGAACCTATACACTGACTTGCAGTCCATCCTTGGAACATATTGTGGTTTGCTGCATCTATTGGAATGTTTGCTGTGTTTCCTCCTGTAAATCCAGCTATGTATGGACCCGGCTGTAGCATTTTCCAAGAATAAAGCCATGCATTAGCAAGAGGATATATAGCGGGTTCTCCATTGTTTTTAAATAATTGACGTTTATCTTGAATAAATCCGGTAATTTTAGCAAAGAACCAATCTTCTTTAGGTGCTAGATCAGTTCCAATGCAACACAAAACGTTTGCAACAAAGTTTTCTTTTTCTGTTTTTTCCAATAGTACGCGGCGTTCATTGTCGTAAAACGACTTTTCCTTCATCGCTTCGTACTTGGCTGCTAAAACTTTATTTAAGCTAACCTGTGCCAGTAGGTTGTCAATTAAAAGATCAGAAACGTCTGATGAATTTTCTCCACCAGAAGTAGAATTTAATATCTCAGATATTTCTTCGTAAAAATCTTTCTTTGTTACTACTACTCTAGACCCACTCAATTCTCGTTGAATATTCGGGTGAGTTGTTGTCATGTCATACTGAAACTGCCACATATATGGATTATCATTGAAAGCATACAGTGGAGTTTGAGGTAAAGTCGGGTTGTAAGAGTCCCGCAATCCTAGAGGAGTAGTTTCAATATTGTTTAAAATATTTTCGTAAGATGCAGTAGCATCTACGCTATTTATTTTAAATCTAGTATCATTATAATCTTTGCTGTATCCAAAAAAACCTTTATCAGGCATATGATACAAATTTGAATCTTCTATAGCTGAAACTCGTCGCGAATATGTCAACCCAGGGGAATCATTTATAGTATAAGATGTAACAGTACTGAGTGTAGTATTAGCACTTTCACTTAAGAACGGAGACATTAAGCGTTCTATATCTGAGGTAGACCCTGCTGGCACTCCCTCGGTATCTTCCATATAGATTGGGCTACTACGAATATAGTAGTAATTTTTATCATGAATAGTATATGCTGGGTTTGTTACCATTACATATATTTTTTTGCAAAGTCGTTCTTGTCCTTCAATTACTAAACTTCGCTCTACGTCCGCGGAATCGTATATTGCATATGCTTGAATATGTCCGGGGTCGGTATTTTCTTTATCAAAACTAAAATCGTCAGCTAACAAATCAGTTTGTAAATCAAAAAACTTATAATTTAAACAATTTGTAAAATCTGTCCAGAACATATAATACGGACGATCAAATTCATCTGTAGCATATGTAAAAATATAATTTAGATACGTAATAATATTGGTTTGAAATTGTTCTCGTCGCATAGCATCTGAGATGCGAGGACGAAATAAAACATAGTTTGTCGGTTCAGCTATATTTTTTATAAAAAGATTAACACCACATCCGTTTAAACTAACTTCACCACCTTCACTGTCTGTGATGGTAAACTCCGGAGGTGTAAAAACTTTTTTCTTTGCGTACGTT